TAGTCATCTCTAAAATCACTATTAACTTTCAGTATACTTGTTACTAAATCAGACATAACTGTATTTCTACTAACTTTAGAAATGTTAAACAGTGACATAAGATACCACCTCAACTGTCCCTAAAACTGGTGTTTGATTATATGCAAATTGTAAATTGGCAGTTTGATTATTGATAGTTAAATTATCAAATAACACTACTCCATCAATCTCTAATGCTAAATTAGATATTTTTGAGAAAGGCACTATCCCAGTATTTCCACTGATATATAGAAAATCATCAGTTGCTAATGCTAGTGACACTTGAGATTCTAATTCTGCTATGAATTCTTCTTCGGTAATAGTACCACTTTGGACTGTCACACTATCAAAACTTAAATTTAGCTCTAGTGCCGTGAAAGCTTTAACTGTTGTATTATCATTCACAGGAATCTTGTCCTCATCTGACAAATAGTTTTGCACTTCCGCTACCTTCTGTTCGTTCGGAATTGTCCCATCATAATTAGAAAAATAAATATCAACTGATCCTGCGGGTACTCCCTCTTCTCCAGCTCCAATCACATTTACTCTGCCGATTCCACCGACTTCATTTACCCAGGTTTTATATTGATTCTTGTTTCCACTATGGCTGGGAACGCTTGCTTTCTCTTTCATTCTTTCAATACAACTTGCAACAGTTTCAATAGCAGCTCCACCAGTTACAGCTGCTAAATTTGTCACTGAATTTACACCATTTAATATAGTTTGGAATGTTGTGATATCTCCTATTCCACAGTTTCCAACTATACCGCCGTTAACCGCTTCAATGTCAACTGTAACCTCGTTGCTCGAGCTAATAACAGCATTAGAAGTTGTTTTGTATTGTTCTCCTACTGTAGATATAACAATTGTTCCCTCTGCGATTAAAGTTGCTACATCTCCATAAAAAGTAACTTCTCCAACAGCTTTAGTTTCGCCTAATCTAGTCAGTCCGTAACTCATTAAGTGATAGCTTAAATATGGCTCTTTAGTTACAGTCCACGGGAATAACTCCACCTCCAATTCTGACATATCATCATAACTTGTTTCTAATTCTTTTGATACTGCAGTTGCTACATCATAATTATATGATCCTTCAATTTTGCTTAAATTATTAGTCATATAATTAAGTATATTATTTCTTATTGTGTAATATTGTTTAGACATATATATTTGTCACCTCCTCGATTACATTATACAATGTTTCCACTGAAAAAGTAACGGTAAGCTTACTACTATCATCTGAAAGTTCACTAGAAAAATCATAAACTCTTGAAATATAAGGATTAACAATTAAACATTCTTGAATTTCACTGTATATTAATTGTTGCTTTACAGTTCTACTATAAACATAGCCTATTTCATCTCCTAAATCATTCCCGAACGAACTAGAATACAGATATTTATTTCTAGTAGTTTTCAATGCTTTCCATATCCAAACTTTTAGTGCTTCCCCTTCTTCTAATTCTATATAGTCACCGTTTTCCGTCAAGAATTCTCCTGTATCATAATCAATCGCAAGTTCTTTAAATGTATCTAGACTTGATGATACTTCTGTTTCTTGGTCGTTGTAAAATAAGCTGTCAAATGTACTCATATTAAGCCCCCTCTATTGCGTTATTAGGCATCTTTACTACTTGCGCTACAACTACAAACAAATTACCGACTAGCTCCACCAATACCTCACTACCAACTGTCAAGGTGTCTTCTAACCAAATATCCCCACTAGTTTTATAAGTCCCAGTTCCTGAAATGTCCCCGTGTTTATGGGTGTGGTTTGCTGCGATTATATTTGAAGTAGTCGTATTAATTGTAATGTCATCTATAGTTCCATCTATGCTGTATTCTCTTTTATAATGAGATAGTAGCATATTGTTTACATATATTTGCCCAGTTTGTATAGTTTGCCCCCCAAATTCTAACGTTATATTGGGGGGAGCAGTTTTAACTTTTGCTATAACAGTTCTAGGCAAGTTACTTTCTTTTTTTATTTTATCCACTAATACTGTAACTAATTTATCCATTTTGTCGTTCATCATTCATCACCTATGCTATCAAATTTCAATGTTAATGCTGTTTTATAACTGCTTCCTTGCCAAATGTGAGTATCTGTTTCTATAAGAAATTTACCTGTTAAGTTTTGATTTGAATCTACTCTCACAGATACAAGATATCCACTTTTTAATCTGATATCTCCAACGACCATCAAACTTGCGTTCTCGTTGATTGTTTTTAGAAATTTAGACGAATCTAAGAAATTATCAATTTTATCTTGTTTTTCAACTAACTGTTGAAATACTCCATACTTGCTAATACTATCTGAATCGTTTACAGTGTTGACTATTTGTTCGCTATCTTTTCCACTTTGATAATAGACGATCCTATTGACAATACTCTCTATATTTTTTCCATAGTTACTTTCTATCATATTTCTCTTAGAATCCAACATTAAATCCGCTATTTCTTCCCCTTGCTCTATAATTTTAATTTTTCCTCCTTCTGAAAAAATACTGTAGCTCTTATTAGTGTTTTTTTCTTGTAGTTCGTATGCTCTTGATATTATCTCATAACCTGACCTATCAAACGCGTAGAAAGTACATCTCGTAGTGTCTGACGGCATTTCCCCAATTTCTATATTTAATTCAGCTAAAATCTCTTTTGTAATCTCACTAGGTGTCTTTTGATAGAAGTTTTTTAGAAATTTGCTACGATTAAGTGAGATTGCGTTGTCATAAGCTTTGATTTTTATTTTATTTTTGAATCTATCTCTTGCGACATCAAAAATCATACCTGTAAAAATATTTGTGTTATCCGAATAGATTTCTATTTCATTCCCAGTATCAATATTATCTTTCGTATAGATAGTCATTTCTATTTTTCTAGAGCTATCTTTTATACTCCCACTAACTTTTAGATATTCAATACAATTTTTATAGCTTGTAGAATTAATCTTAGCTTCTAACATTATAACCTCCTATACAGCCCAGTCAAAACATCAACGCTTGCTAGTTCTTCTGTTCTGTCTTCAACTAATGTAATACTATAATCTAAGTCACCAGTGTGGTCTGAATTAACAGTACTTATCCCTGCTATTCTAACATTTATAAAAGTTAAAAATTGAGGTATTAAGAATCTAAAAGTTTCATTATTAGTCATACAAGTTCTCAAATATTCTGCACAGCTACTTGGTGGTAATGGGTTCATAGTGTTATAAAAGTGACTCCCAATTCTAGGAAAAAATCCACTGAAACTAACTTTCAAATATTCTCTATTTCCATCTTTATAAATTGTTCCTAAATCAATAATATCAACAACTTCTCCTCTCTGCTTAGACTGAATTCTCAAATCTGTTGGTGGAATTACAAACACAAAAGGAACGCTAGTTTTTTTATTAATTAATGTAAAAATAGGTTTTGTTATTGCCATTTAAATCACTCCCTTGTTTGCAATTTTTCAATTAAATTGGTTGTAAAATCATCTATATCAGTCCCATTATTAAAAGTTACGTTGTCCATATTCAAATTAAGAACTGGAGCTTTAGGTCCATATTCTCCACTAGCTGGTGCTTTGAAAGGTTCTTCAATCCCTAACGCTTCATTAGAATATCCTGCATCTTTAAATTTTTGTTGTCTTTCAGTTAGCTTTTTATTTTCCCTTTCGCCTAATTCATGACCTACGTACGCTCCTATAATTGGTGCTGATACTGCTAATTCTGCAATAGCTTTAGGATCTCCTGCTGCTGCTCTTGCTGCTAATATTGCTATTTTAAATCCTGCAAATAATTCAATAGTATGTTTTAATCTTTTTTCTATGTCCCCAAACATTTTATTCATATTTTCAGAATTTATAACTCCCGAATCTGATAGCTTAGTTAAAAAGCCTGTAAATTTCTCCATTTTTTCTAACATAATTGGAGATAGTGCTCTTCCTAATGAGATTTTTACATCGTCCCAAGCAGACACCATCTTTTTGAATGTGATTTCATCCGCTTTGCTCATTTTAGCGTTAAAATCATCTAGTGCACCTTCTGCCCCATATGTAGATTTTTCAAGTTTTCCCATTTCATCATTAGAAGTATTCATAATAGAAGCCCAAGCACTCATGCCCCTTGTTCCTGCGATTGTAGTTAACCACAAGTTTCTTTGCTCGGGAGTTAAACTTTGCAGTGCGTCTTTGCTTTCCATTATTATTTTTCTCAAACCTTTAAATTTACCATTTTGGTCGTATATTTCAGTATTTGTAGATTTTAAAGCTTTTTTCATGTCATCGGTCGGTTTAGATAATCTAGTGTATATTCCTCTAAGAGCTGTTCCTGCTTTTTCTGCTTTTATACCATTGTTAGCCATTAGCCCCAACATAAGAGCAACCTCTTTGTAATCTTCTCCCATAACTTTTGAACTTGCTGCTACACTTTGAAATGCATTCCCTAGCATTCCAATGTTTGTGTTAGTAGAAGTAGATGTTTTAGCTAGTACATCTAAATATTCCCCCAAATCTTTAGTTCCAAGTCCAAATGCTGTTAACGAATCAGTAATTATATCAGATGTAGAGGCTAGATCTTCACCACTTGCAATACTTAATTTTAATAATTTAGGTG